AGCAGCTGAACAAACTGGTTTCAAAACAGTGGCAGTTGTAGATTTAACAAGAGATATGGACGCACAAATAATTTCGGATACTAAAGATGTACAAGGAATGGGTGCTTTAACTGAGACTGCTACGGCTTTCTTTGCTAATAATGGTCAAACATTGATTGTTGCCGGTAAAAACATAGTAGATAAAGGAGAAATAGCTCCTTTCTTATATGAGTTATATGACAAAAATGCTTTTTATGGTATTTCTGTTATAGTGCCAAAGGTAAGTCAAGCTGATTATATAGCGGAAGTTGACAAATATGTAAACGGAAATAAAGGTCTAGCAATAGTAGAAATGAATGGTTCTGTAGCGGAGGTAACATCGGCTTTAGAGGATAGCAATTCAGATAGATTAGTTGTTTACGCAAACAAAGAGGATGAACAAACTGGAATAGCGGGAGCTGTTGACGGCGCATGTTTCCCTCAAGATGAAGGATCTATAAACTGGGGTAATCAAGTTGTTACCTATGTTAATGTTTCTGGTTATTCTACTTCGGAAGAAGTTCAATTATTAGATAAAAACATAAATTATATTACAGAAGATAGAGGATTTATTATGACTCAATTTGGTAAAACAACTTCTGGAAGTAATGCTGATATAACAAGAACAAAAGACTATCTTGTTGATAGAATTGAGGCTGCATTAACATCTGCGTTAGCTAATAACAAAAAAATAGCCTATACTACTTCTGGTATGTCTATAATTAAGACTGCGCTTGATGAAATTGGTGTTCAAGGTGTTAACCAAGATATGTTAGATTCATTTGTTGTTACTACTCCAAAGATAAGCGAAATATCTACCAACGATAAGGCAAATAGAGTATTAACAGGAGTTAGTTTTACGGCAGTATTATCTGGTGCCGTTGACACAATAGACTTAAACTTAGTGGTTAAGTTATCATAATAAATATGGAGGTATAATTAATGGCAACTACAACATCAATATACAAGCAGTCAAATGTAATTTTTTCTGTAAATGGTATTCCGGTAACGGATATAGCCGAAGGAGAGGAAATAAGAGTTACGTATGATAGAGATAGAATAACTAAAACGTTAGATATAAGCGGAGGAGGTATTTTTAATGTTAGACTGGGTAAACCATCTAGAATAGAAGTTCCAATCTTACAACATTCAAGATGGATTTCTGTTCTTGCTAATTATAAAAATACGGATCAAATGGTTACGGTTGCGCTATCTGACATGAACGACTACAGTAATACAGTTACTTTAGCTTCAGCTCATGCTATGATACAAGATCCAGAAATTTCTTTTGGAGAAGAAGCATCATCAAGAACATTTGTTTTTGACATTATCAATTTGTTGGACGTTACAAATCCATCATAGTATAAAATAGAGGGGGATATATGATAGAACAAGCAAAAATAGAAATATGCGGAGAGGAATTTATATTTCTTAAACCGTTAGCAAAGGACCTTATTATGGTCGAGGATAATAGTGTAGATGAAAACTTTAATATAGACGAGTACAAATACATTACCGGGCTATTAGCTTTGGTTTCTCCAAAGATAGACATAAATAAGATCGTACATAAAAATGTCAAACCGTTAAAATTATCTTCTGGAGAGGAAATTATACCGGGAGATATAAGTTATAAACAATATAATGACATTATGAAGACTATTCCTAATATTAGAAGTAGAAACGACGTTGCGAAAGCATTTTTGAGAATATGTGGAGTAGAAGGTGAGATTAGCCTAGATAACTTTACGTATAATGATATTAATGAATTAGCGATAGCATTTAGAGAAATTTTTGATACATCAGAGTTAGATGAGGTGATGAGTAAAATCATTAACTTTTGCTTGTCCTAAGTATCTTACCAAGAGTGGTAAAGACTTAGATTACTCCAAATACTATACCAATATGGGTAATGCTAAAAAAATATATATGCAAGTTTTATATAATACAAAAAATAAGCAGACAGTTGATGCCATGAGTTGGGATGAGCTGTTTGCATATTTTTCATTTATGAAACTTGAGCAAAAAGGTATGGAGTAACCAGGAGGATAATAAATGGAAGACAAAATAATAAATAAAGTTATAACCCGATTTGAAACACAAGGGTATCAAGAAGCAATGAAGAAAATCGAGAGCGTTTCTGATGCGCAAGACAAATTATCGATTGCCACTAAGCCTCTAGGTTGGGCTAAGACTAGAGGACACGTATATAAAAACATGAGATCTATGAGATATCTTGAAAAATTTAGACCAAACATATCGGCTTTTAATAAATCTGATTTAGCAAAATCTAGCTCATTTAAAAAAAGCTTAGAAGATTATGTTACTAACAATGTAAATGCTAGTATAAAAGATAGACTTAGCGCATTTAACCCTGAGCTATCAGCGTTTAAATCCGAGGACCTATTTGGCTCTTCGGCGTTTCAAGAATCAATCAGGGATTATGTCACTAGTAATGTTCAAACTAGTTTACATAATAGACTTAATAATTTCAACCCAGAATTATCTGCATTTAGATCAAATGACTTGTTTTCATCTGATGCCTTTAAGGCGTCTATAGATGAATATGTTAGAAGCAACGTAAGCAACAGCTTAAACAATAGGCTAAATACATTCAACCCAGAATTATCTGCGTTTAAATCGAATGACCTATTTTTATCTGATTCATTTAAAACGTCGCTAAACAATTACGTTACGCAAAACGTAAATAATAGCCTACATGATAGACTAAGTAACTTCAACCCGGAATTATCGGCGTTTAAATCTGATGATTTATTTAAGTCAGACGCTTTTAAGGCGTCTTTAAACAATTATGTTACACAAAACGTAAATAATAGTTTAAAAGATAGGTTAAGTACATTTAATCCTGAATTATCAGCCTTTAAATCGGATGATTTATTCAAGTCCGACAGATTCAAAGCATCTTTAAATAGCTACGTTACGCAAAACGTAAATAAAAGCCTAAAAGATAGATTAAACACATTCAACCCTGAGTTTTCTGCGTTTAAGTCTACAGACGTATTTAAGTCTCCGGCTTTCCAAAGATCTATGGAAGAATATGTTATAGATAATATAGGTCAAAGTCTAGAGGATAGATTTAGCGACTTTAATCCTAGAATGTCTGCGTTTAAATCAGATAAACTGGCAAAGTCACCGGCATTTAAAAAATCATTAGAAAAATATGTTATAGATAACATAGATTATAGTATTAATCAAAGACTAAATAAATTCGACCCTAAGAAATCTGCGTTTAACTCTGCGTCTTTTGTAAAATCTAGCGAATTTAAAAAAGGCATAGAGGACACGGTTCTTAATAATATAGCCAAAAGCAGAGATGCAAGAATGGCTTTTGATCCAAAAAGATCAGCCTTTTCTGGTAAGTTTAGAACAGATTTAAGTGAGAAAGAATTAGATGACCAACTTAAAAAATACGAAAGTATTCTTAATAGAGTCACTTCTTTCCAGAAGAAAAAACTTTCTGACGACATACTACAAGAAGAATCTCAAAAGGCTATAAGAGAGCGTATACTTAGAAATATAACATCGCAGAAAGAAATTAGAGCGGGGGCTGCCCATTCTCGTGCTATAACGGCAATGAAAAGAGCCGATATAACTCAAAGTTATTCTAGAAGAGTTAATTTAAAAAAATTCCAAGAATCTTATGGAAACATAGTTGGACTTAAATCTAGCGCGGTGAGCATGAAGTCGTCTATGGCAACATATAGACATCTAAATAAACTTAATGCCGTAAATAAAAAGTATAATAGGGAATTAAAAAAAGAACAAGGACTAAAGAGTAGATTATCTAAATCTACGTCACTAAAATCACAAAAAAATGGAAGAGGTTTTGGTGGAAATATGAATGCCTTTGCAAGTAGAGCTATGTTGTGGATGGGGTTCGCTAGTTTAACATCTTATCTTATAAGAGGTTTTGCAGATAGGACAATGCAACTAGGAGACGCTATGGCTTCGTCTGAAATAGATATACTTAAAGGACAAGGATATAGAGAGCATTATAGAAAAAAATATGGAAACACAATAGGCTTCGATGAGGCCGCAAGATATCATTCTCGTATTTCTGGAGAGGGAGAATACATGGGTAGAAGTAGGATAGCTACTATTGCCGGTGGATTAGAGGCTTCTAATATAAATATGACTCCTGATAAATTAAAAGATATTGTTACAGCCGCACAGGGTGTTAGTATCTTAAAGAATACAGATTTTGAGAATGCATACGAAGGTGTTATTGGAATATTAACAAAACGTAGAACGCCAGAAGAAGAAAAGCTTGTTGGCGTACAAGGTGGTGGTTCTCCGGAACAACTTCTTCAAAAGATATTAGATCACCTAAAAAACAATCCAACTACGGCTGGTATATTAGGAAAGTCTACGTTAAAAGCTACTATGCAGAGTATGAGAAGCGCTCCGCAATCAATGTTAGCAGACGTATATGCTAGAAATCCAAAACAGGCTACTAGGGGATTTGTTACACTAAAAGATAGATGGAACTCTTTCTTCGATACTAGCAACAGAGACAAGTTAGAAGCTTGGGCTAGCGCAATGGAGTCTTGGAACCAAATTATAGAAAGTTTTGACTTAGGAAAAAACAGAACTTTGATTGTATTGCTAAAAACAATGGGTGCTACGGTTTCGTATATGCTACAAGGGTTAGGTACATTCCTATCTTCTTTCGGAGATGTGTTATTCCCGAATTTAAAAGATGCACCAACGCTTAGTCAGCAACTTGGGGATCCTTCTAAGAATGTTCCTAAGTTTAACGCATCTAAGTACATATTGATACCAAAAACACAAAATTCTCCAACTATTTCTTCTATTCCAGGATATAGCAACTATGGAAAAGGAGCAAATGGAGCAAATCAATACAACGTATTCAAGGTAGATAATATGACTATTTCGGAAAACGAAGTAGTTTCTGCGGCGATTATGACTCAAGTATCATAGGAGGAATTATGATAGTAAAAAGTTTACTAACAAGCGTTACTAAATATTTCTCGTCTTTATCTGTCCCATCTTATATGGGGCACGATAAGACTTTTCTTATAGTAGCGGATGATAATAAAAAACAAACTGATAAAGTAATGGAGCTTGACGCTACCACACATACAGAGCTGACATATACGGCATTGCCGGTTAGTGTTCCTACGGAAACAAAAAAGGCATATATCGATGGAGCATTAGAGCAATCGTTAACATTGTCTATTTCTGGATCAATAGATAAAACAAAGTTATTAGATTTACAAAAAATGGCTAATGTACAGAATTGGTTTTATATATTGTATTCGAAGGATATGGGTGGAACAATAGCAAAAAAGGGATATTACTCAAACTCAAAACTATATTTTATCAAGAATTTGACTATATCAGATTCTGGGTTTTTTAATAGTGTAGATGTATCTATTAATCTTCAAGAAGTAGTATTATATTCTAGTCAGGTTGAATATAGATACGGAGTAAAACAAACAAACCCAATGTTGGGCGACGGTACAGAAACCGAAAATAAGGGCTTAGGAGATAATAATGATGATGATATGAAAACAGCCGGGTTATATGGTGAAGTGGAAGGAGATTCCTTTTTGACTAGAACGCGTAAGTACGCGAAGTTTATAGCGAATATTCCAAACGAACTTAATACAACGCCTGGAGGGTAATAGTGGAGGTTAGTTTCGATGACAATAAAAAAAATACTAGTGGATTATACGGATATACAAAAAAAAGAAAAAAATATATCCATTACATTATATGGAACAAAATACAACGTATGTATACTTCCACAATTAGGAACAAATCGTGGCTTTATATCTATATATCAAGAAGGAGAGCCACTGGTTATCAATAGAATAATATCTATTGATGAACCATTAATTTCAATGAATAATAGTAATAGTTTAGGATTAGTTGACTTCATGATAACATATAATACAAATAGTTATAATGGAGATGAATTTGACATAAATAGATTGGGAGAAGACTTATTCTTATATTATATAGGAGTTGATGAAGATGAGGTATAGAACTGGAAAGATTGTTATATATAAAACAGAGACAGATAGAACTGTTATTAGAAGTTTCTCATTTCCAGAAACATACTTTGACTTCAAAATAAGTCAAGTAGATGAAAATTCAACGGACGTTTGTATGTGTAAAATAAAAGGTGTTGATAGATCTACTTATGGTTTATTTAAACTAAAAGACGAATCAGAATATAAGGAAAGATATTATGCTGAAATATATCTAGGTTATAGTGGAAATAACGACTTAGTATATAGGGGTTCTGTAAGTAGGATAGTATATGCATTTAATAAAGGAGCTCAAGAGCTAAAATTCGTACTAGATGACAATACAATAAAGTTTACTCAAGACACAAAGCAAATTAGTATAGCTTCAGAAACTTTTCTTCTGGATGTATTGACGGCTATATCTAAAACATTTGAATACAATCTATATATAGATTCACATGTGCATACTCTACAATCAGTCAAAAGATTCTCGGTAACCGGAACTTGCAAAGAGTGTATGGATTCAATTATAGGTGATGACCTTGACTATTTTGTTAGAGATAAAAATATTTATGTACGTAAAAGAGGATTTATACCAAAATATCACTTATATAAATATGGACAAAAATCAAACGTAGAAGTAAAAATCAGAAGTATAGTGCTACATGTTAATAACGGATTATTGGCGTACCCAGACGATGATACTAAGGATAATAAGTATAATTTAAAGACTATTATCATCCCAGACCTATCCGTAGGTCAAATAATTAGTATCCCAGTCGACAAAGACTGGTATACGGACTATGATAGTGGAACGTATGTTAATTTTAGAGTTGTTAATTTTAGTAGCTCGTTTACTAATGGTTTTGCTATGACGGAAATGGAGTGTAGTAAAATTGATAGATAGAATAGTAACCTTAAAAAACGTAAAAGACTTAGTCGATAATCGTATAAAGAAGATAAATACAATACTTGTAGGTATCATATATAGCGTAGACTATTCTCTTAATAGATACAATATTCAACCAATGTTACAATACAAAGATATAAAAGGTGAATATAATAATAGGGCAATATTACTAAGATGTCCAATGTCTTTCACTAAAACAAAAGACTTTTATATTAGAGCCCCATATCAGGTTGGAGACGTAGTAATCGTCGGATGTTCTAAAGAATCTTTAGACGACGCATTAACTTCGAATACTCCGCTTAAAAATTCAAAAGAGGGAACTATGCAATTTCTTGAAATGAACGGAATAATACTTGGCGGAGCTATGACCGACAGTGAAAATACTATGAGTGAAGATAACACTACTGATCTTCTTATCCAGAATAGAAATAACGGGGATAAGATAGTATTAAAAAAGACTGGTGGGGTTGAAATTACCACCACTAGCAATGTTATAGTTAATTCACAATCTGCTACTGTAAATTCAAGTAGCGTAGAGGTAAATTCTGACGGAGTAAATGTAAACTCTCCAACTACAACATTTTCTGGAAATGTAACAATAGGAGGAAATATGAGTTGTGTAGGAGCGGTTAGTGGAGCTACAGTAACTAATGGAAATGGAATTGACATAGGAACACATGTACACGAATATATAAGTCCTTCCGGTCCTAAGAAAACAGAGGTTGGTGAATAATGAGAGAATCAATAAAATGTACAGATAATTTTGATATAAATTTCACAGATAGTTTAAGTATAGAGGTAGTATCAGATAGTGTTTCAATTGGAAACATGTTATATCTTGACTTTTCGTCTAACAACGATTGGGAATTAGACGA